CAGGGAAGGAATGACGAACAAGAAGGTACGAAGGTTGAACAGGATTTACAACAATCCTCCTCATGGTGGTGGTAAGCCTTTGCAGGTGAACATAAATCCCGGTGAGTTACCTGATGTAAAGTGTGAGTGTGGGTGTGGTATTTTTTTACCTGTGAAGAGGCTGAAGAAGATGAGCGAGCTGATTAGTCCTGATGGCCGGAGCAAGTATTTATGGATAGACACGGTTATTTGTTATGAATGTCACAAGGATTTACCGGAGAATCCGTAATTAGTTCTTTGAATGAAGGCTTTCGTGGGCCATAGCATGGGTAGGGTGTGTGGTTGGTGACCTTACTTTTCTGGGTGTAAGACCAACCCGCTCGGAAAACCCCTGAAGCCTTCCCTGAGAGAACCAACGGCAGAGGATCTGGAAGGAATCCCTCTCGCCTTCCAGCCTCGGGGGGCAGTCATGGTGCCATGACCACTGTGATTTGCCCCCTCTTTTTTTTCTTGACCTTATATCATTTTTGATATATGGTACATTTGATCTAAGGTTTCACGTGAAACATTTGGGAGTATAGGTATGCCAGCAAAATCAAAGAAACAAAGACGTGCTATGGCGATAGCAGAGCATCACCCCGAGAAGCTTTACAAGCGCAATAAGGGGCTTAAAAAGATGAGTAAATCTCAGTTATCGGACTTTGCTTCTACCAAGGAGAAGGGGCTACCTGCCAAGAAGAAAAAGCGCAAGAAATAAGCCTAAATGCCGAAATCTGAGACAAAAGAAGAGAAAATTGAGCGTTTGAAGCAGCTCAAAGCGCGTAAAATTGAGCTTGTGCGAAAAATGGTGGATTACAGGGCCAATAATCTGCTTGAATTTTTCGATCATGCTCCCAATCCTGGCCCTAATCCCAAGCAAGCTCAAGTTTTAGAGGCGTTTTTAGACCACAGCTTCAAAACATTCGGGATGTCGGGCGGAAATCGCCTGGGAAAGACTACATTATTGACCATACTTGGCTTATCTGTCCTTTTCGGCAAATATCTCTGGAATAATGAGACACTTTTACACCTTTTTCCTCATAAGAAGGCCCGAAAAGTCAGATATGTCGGCCAGGGATGGCATGACCATATCAAAGCCGTGGTAATACCGGAACTAGAGAAATGGTGGCCGAAAGCGAGGCCGGTTGAGCGGCATGGAAATGGCATTATTACCGATACGTTCTGGAAGGATATACAAACTGGCGGGACCATCGAGGTCATGTCCAATAACCAGCGCCAGAAGGAGCATGAAGGTTGGTCTGGAGACCTTATCCTGTATGATGAGCCCCCGCGACGGGAAATCTATATCGCTAATGCCAGGGGCCTTGTGGACCGCCAGGGCCGTGAGGTTTTTGCCGCCACATTGCTTGAGGAGCCGTGGATAGACCGTGAAATCGTTAAGAAGGTGACTGAAGAGGGCAAACCGGATAAAAGCGTGTTTTGGGTTCAAGGCACGAGCTACGATAATGTGGGTTACGGCATTACCAGGGAGGGTATTGACGAGTTCGCCAACAAGATGACAGAGGGCGAGAAGCAAGCCCGTCTTCTCGGTATCCCTCAGTACATGCAAGGGCTTGTTTACCCGCAATTTAACCGTAAAATCCACGTTTTTGAGTGGTTTCAGATCCCCTTGCGTTGGATAGTGGATATTGCCATAGATATCCATCCAAGGGAACGTCAGGCCGTCCTTTTCGTGGCTACCGATGAGCGAAATGACCGCTATATCTGTGACGAGATATGGGATTACGGTGATGGCACCCAGATTGGAGAGGCCATTGTACGAAAAATCAACAACAATTCTTATCGCGTAAACCGGATCGTTATAGATCCACTGGCTAAGGGTGACAGCAATAATCCAGAAACAACCTATCAGAAGATTTTTGCCGTTTTAGCCAGGTACGGTTTAAGCCTGGAAATAGCGTCTAAGGATAAGGATGCTGGCATTCTAGAGGTTAAAAAACACCTTAAGGGGCCTAATAACCAGCCCTCTATCTTCCTTCTCGACAACTGCGTTAGGACATTATACGAAATCGAAGGATATATGTGGGACAAAGAGACTCAGAAGGCAATGGATAAGGACGATCATATGATGGAAAACCTCTATAGGCTTTTGCTACTCGATACCAGATATCTTAGCCCGGAAGAGGAATATTGGCCCCAGCAGCAACAGGCCGTTAATGATAACCGCAATGCCGTGACAGGATATTAAATGAGGAACCTCAAAGACATTTTTAACGTGCAAAACGTGGCAACCCTTCTTGATTCCGAAGAATTGGCTAAAATCGGTATCAATGCCGTGCAGGGCTATGAGGCCGATGATGAAAGCAGGGCAGAATGGAAGACACGCAACAGGGAAGGCATGAAGCTGGCCATGCAGTTGGCTGAGAAAAAAAGCTTTCCGTTTGAAGGCGCTGCCAACGTCATGTATCCCCTTATCTCTATCGCATCAATCCAGTTTGCTTCAAGGGCATATCCAAACCTTATTCCAGGATGGGATATCGTCCGGGCCAAGGTTATTGGAAATGATGATACTGGCATAAAGGCGCAAAAAGCCAGCCGCGTTGAAACCCACATGAACTTTCAGCTCAATGAGGAAATGGGCGAGTGGGAGGAAGAAACAGACCGCCTTCTTACCATTATTCCTATCCTGGGGTGTGGTTTCAAGGAAACGTATTGGAGTAAAAATCTCAAACGCAACATTAGCCTTTACTGTGCTCCGGCGGATATTGTCATGCACTATAAGGCCAAAAGCATGGAAACGGTACCCAGGATTACCAAAAAATACAATCTCTATCCCAACGAGATTATCGAACGCATTAGGGCAGAGATGTTTTTGTCGTTTGAGATAGGGCGTGCCCAGAATGCTAAAGATGAGGATGAGCAATATTCTGAGAATGACGAGTATCGCCCCCACCTATTCCTGCAACAACATACTTGGCTGGATCTTGATGGTGATGGCTATTCTGAACCCTATATTCTCAATATCCATTACGACACCAAAAAGGTGGTAAGAATAATCCCAAGATTTAAGCTCAATAACATCACGTTTAATGATCGGAATCAGGTCCAGAGGATAGAGGCTAAACGTCATTACACAAAATTCACCTTTCTACACTCCCCTGATGGCTCGATTTATGACTGGGGCTTCGGTAGTCTTCTCAGCCCCATCAATCATACCGTTAATACCACAATTAACCAGCTCTTAGACGCTGGCACATGGTCAAACTCGCAATGCGGTTTCATAGGCCGCAATATTAGCCTTGGAAGGGGTAAAAGTGGGGGGTCTGTCAGACTAGAGCCTGGCGAATGGCGGCAGGTAAACTACGCTGGAGAGGATTTAAGGAAGAATATTGTGGCGTTAAGCGAGTTCATGCGCGAACCTTCTTCCGTGCTGTTTAATCTTTTGGGCTTCATGGTTCAGGCTGGCGAAAAGCTTAGCTCTGTAACAGAGCTTTTGATGGGTGAGCAATCCGTTCATAATGAGCCTGCCACGACATCATTGGCAAGAATAGAGCAGGGATTGAAGGTTTTCTCTTCTATTCATAAGCGCCTTCACAAGTCTTTTAGCCAGGAATTCAGCCTCTTGTTCGATCTCAACGCTGAGTATGCCGACCCGGTATCGTATTACCGGATCCTTGATGAACCGCAAACCCAGAGAGAAGCCCGTCAAGACGATTATGATAAAGAGAGCTGTGATGTCATACCAACATCAAGCCCCGAGGACATCTCCAATACACAAAAAATGATAAAAGCCCAAATTCTATATGGACTTAAAGGGCAGGGATTTAATGATTCTGAGATCAACAGGCGGTTCCTTGAGGCCATGCAAATACCGGATGCTAAAACTATTTTAGAGGCACCCCCACCGATGCCAGATCCTAAACTTGTACTTGAATCCGAGAAACTTGATATCGAGCGCTCCAAACTCGAATTTGAAATGATGAAATTCGGCATCGAGATGGCTAAAATTCAATCGGAAATTATCAAAAACATAGCTGA